CACGACCGTCGCAAGTTGCTCTAAAAGGCCACTTTCCTCGACTTCGTGGTCGAGGTCGTGCGCCGCTCCGACACCAACACAACCTTCGAGGTGATCCCTCGCCGCTGGGTGGTCGAGCGCCGCATCGGCTGGCTGAGCCCGATACCGATGCCTCGGCCGAGGCTACGGGCGCCTCGCTCATCCACGGGACCCGCCACGCCTGACCTTTCAAACGGACATTGGGGTCTTAGAACGTTCGAGAAGTCAGGTGCGTCATATTTAGATAGCATAAAATTCCTTGACAAGGAGCGTATATAGGGATATATACTGGATAGTGAACGCCCGACGTGTATCCAGATCTGCCGGTGCCCCGCTGGCGGGTCTTTTTATGTCACCAACCAGCAACCAAGGAGCACTCTCGCCATGGGTGGGTTTAGGATCTTCGATTTGCCTTCACCATCTGCCCCATCGCTCCCGTCACCAACAACTGAGCCAGATGTCGAGGAAGTCGAGCGTAAGAAAAGGCTGGATGCCCTTGCACGAAAACGCCGCGGCCTCGCCGGCACCGTTACAACTTCACCGCGTGGCCTGCTCGCGCTTGGCGATTGGGCGCCAAGGCGAAAGTCCCTTTTGGGAGAATAAATATGATTGCTTTAACCCCGAAAGGCGTCATCGAGCGCTACCAAAGGGCCAGAGAGAGGCGGGCTAACTGGGAAAGCCACTGGCAGGAATGCTATGAGTTTGCCCTTCCGTATCGTGACTCAGCCGTCCGGCTCACACAATCTGGGGAGAAGAAAGGCGATAAGCTATTCGACGGGACCGCTCCGGATGCGGTAGATCAATTGGCAGCAAGCCTTATGGCGCAACTGACACCGCCTTGGACAACATGGTTCGGCTTTGCAGCAGGACCAGATGCCGATTTTGTCGAGCGCCAAGAATTGGAAGCGGAGTTGGAGCGCATAACGACTGTGCTCCGGTCGCACATTGACCACTCCAACATTTCCGTCGAGATGCATCAGTGTTACCTGGACTTGGTGACGGTGGGTACCGCTTCACTGATGTTCGAGGAAGCAGCCCCAGGAGAATCCTCGGCGTTCCGATTTACAGCCGTGCCTTTGACGCAGGTGGTACTGGAGGAAGGACCGTCGGGGCGCCTCGACACGACGTTCCGCCGCAGCGAATTGACGCCCGCACAATTGACTGCTCGATTTCCAGCGGCTAGTTCGTCCGACACGCTGGCACATTGGTCCAAAGAAAATGCCGACAGTCGCATCTCGATTATCGAGGCTGTGATACCAGACGGGCTCGGCTATTCTTACCTCGCTGTGGCCGAACCAGAAGCCGTTACGGTCGGCGAACCGGTCGTGCTTGCAGAAGGATGGTTTGCGTCCTCTCCATTCATAAATTTCCGTTGGTTGAAAGCACCTGGAGAGGTGTACGGCCGCTCGCCGGTGATGAAGGCTTTGCCCGACATCAAAACCGCCAACAAGGTGGTGGAACTGGTGCTGAAAAACGCGTCGATCGCCGTGACGGGAATGTGGCAAGCAGACGACGACGGCGTAATTAACCCGGCAACAATCAAACTGGCGCCGGGAACAATCATTCCTAAAGCAGTGGGTTCAGCAGGACTCACGCCGCTCCAGGCCCCCGGTCGGTTTGACGTTTCCGAACTTGTTCTTGACCAACTTCGCGGGCGCATTCGAAAAGCTCTCTTCGTCGACCAACTCGGCCAAATAAACGGCCCCCGAATGACCGCTACGGAGGTGCTTGAGCGTTCCGCCGAGATGGCGCGGATTCTTGGTGCTACTTACGGTCGTCTCCAATCTGAGCTACTTACTCCTCTCGTGATGCGAGCAAGGGCGATACTCGCTCGACGGGGAGAAATTCCAGATTATGCAGTCGATGATCGCATCGTTGCGCTTAAATACAATACACCACTGGCACGCTATCAGGCCCAACAAGACGTTCAGAATACGATGCTTTGGCTCGATGCCGTAAAAACCTTGGGACCCGAAGCACTAATGGCCGTTGATCAAGCAGCCGCTGCTCGGTGGTTGGGGCGGTCCTTAGGGGTGCCTGGCGAGCTTATTCATGAATTGCCAACCGACATTGTGCTGGGGTCTGAACTTGGAAAAATCTTGGAACAAGGTGCTGTTACTATTGCTAGTGGGACCGCTACGCCAGCAGTCGACGCCGGTGCTTACCCCTCGATGAAAGGTCTCAGTGAACAGGAAGGGGAAGTGACTGATGCAAGGTGATGACTCCGGATGGACTTGGTTTGATGAGGCCCTTGAAGAAGTCGAGGGTGGAGTGCGTCCGGCAGGCATCCCTGCCGATTTGCTAAACTCCTATGTGCACACTTTCCGTAGTGAGCACGGATATCAGGTAATGCGGCACTTGCGCAGAATAACTGTGGAAAGAAGTCTTGGACCTGATGCTCCTGATGCGCTTCTCCGTCATCTAGAGGGTCAACGGCAACTTGTAACATTCATTACCGCTCTGGTAAAACGTGGTAGTAATCAGATCAGTAGTGTTGATTTTACCATGAGCAATAGCAATTGAAGAGGTGTGGAGATCAAGAATGACCGAAAGTCTGCTGGAAGTGGATACGGGCGGCGCCCAGGATAGGTTGGATGTTCATGCTCAGGGTTCCGAATTTGATGATTCGCGAAGACCTTCTGGCATCCCTGAAAAATTTTGGGACGAAGAATTGGGAGAAATTCGAACAGACGGGCTTGTAAAATCGTACATTGAGCTTGAACGTAAGCTCGGTGGACTTAGCGAAAAAAGTGCTCCCGGAACACCGGAGGAATATAAAATTAATGTTGATAACGAAATATTAGCAAGTAATCCCGAGGTCAATAAACGTCTTCATGCTGCTGGATTTACCCAAGAGCAAGCCCAAGTAGTTTATGATATAGCGGCTGAACGGTTTCCGCCGATGATTGCCGAGGTTGCATCGGTCTTTGAGGCGGAGACCCAACTCGGGAACCTCGTCCGGCACTTCGGCGGAGAGGAAAGATGGCGCGAGACTGCTCGTCAGATCGAGGCCTGGGGTCAGTCTAGATTGCCGAAGCCGGTCTTTGAGGCCCTGTCGACGACTTACGACGGTGTGTTAGCAATTCATCGAATGATGTCAGGTGATGAGCCTGGTTTGCTTCATCAAGGTACCGCCGGGGACGGCATGCCGACCGAGGCTGAACTGAAAAGGTTAATGCGCGATCCAGCGTACTGGCGTGATCAGAGTCCCGAGCTAGTCGAAAAAGTCAGGACCGGGTTCCGCAATCTTTATCGCGAGGAGGGGTGAGCGCGCTTCGCTCGCATAGCTCCCCCGTGGGGCGCCGGTATCCGGGAACCGGCGCCCCGTATCTATTGGAAAGACAGCGATAACCGGCGGGGAACTACCTGAGCGAAGGTGTCCCGCTGTGCGTGGCAATAATTTACGTATGCGCGCCGGACAACCCTGAGCAACTTCATGTTCGCTCTCGGCCCGGCGAGTTCTTTGCGCTTCAGCGTTCGGCGGGCAACCCAGAACCGGTCGTTGGCGCTCCAACCAAAATCATTCCTCAATAGTGATAGGAGAAGCGTACATGTCGACGCAAGTCGCCCTGTCGTTCATCAAGAATTTCGAAGCCGAAGTTCATGTCCAGTATCAGCAGATGGGCTCCAAGCTGCGCAATACGGTGCGCACCAAGAATAGCGTCGTTGGCGCGACCACGACGTTCCAGAAAGTCGGCAAGGGCACAGCCAGCACCAAGGCCCGTCACGGCAAAGTCCCTGTAATGAACGTCGACCACACACCGGTCGAGTGCATCCTCCAGGATTACTTCGCCGGCGATTGGGTGGACAAGCTTGACGAGCTCAAAACCAACATCAACGAGCAGCAGGTAGTCGCCAAGGCCGGGGCCTATGCTCTCGGGCGAAAAACCGATGAGTTGATCATTTCCCAACTGGTCACTGCGAACAACTACGCCGGTGCCGATACCGACGGGCTTACCAAGCCGAAAATTCTAACGGCGTTCGAGATCCTGGGTGAGGCAGACGTTCCCGATGACGGTCAGCGGTTCGCCGTGATCGGATGGAAACAGTGGAGCGACCTCCTCAACATCGATGAGTTCGCCAACGCAGATTACGTCGGCGACGACCAACTGCCTTGGAAAGGAACCCAGGCCAAAGGCTGGTTGGGGACGTTGTGGATTCCGCATTCGGGCCTACCCAAGAGCGGCAATGTCCGACACTGCTTTTGGTACCACAAAACCGCGGTCGGTCATGCCATCGGCTCGGAAGTCAAGACGGATATCACGTGGCACGGTGACCGAGCGGCGCACTTCATCAACAACATGATGAGCCAAGGCGCCGGCCTTATTGATGGGTCCGGCGTTGTGTCCATGCGCTGCCTCGAAAGCTAAGGAGTAAAGAACCAATGGCATACGATCCTAAAAATCTCAGCGTGTTGGCCTATGCTAACGGTTTCACGCTTTGGCATTACACGACAACGGATACGGGGGCCGTGGCTGACAATGCTGGATACTTTAGCGGCGCCGCCGAGATGGTCCGTGTCGGCGACATGATCCTCGCCAACGTCGACACCGACGGAATTTCCGGCGCGGGCATTTTCTTAGTCAATGACAACACGAGTGGGGTTGTCGACGTGGCCAACCTGACCCCTGTTGGTGCGACTGATAGCGACTAAGCAATCCGATACAGAACCGCTAGTTGGCGGATCTATATGTCTCCGCTGGCCATTGGCCAGCGGAGACAGGTTTCTCGTAACTGTTGCTGGAGCGAACTACCAAGCGCGAGCTTGAGCCAGTACATTTATCTTGTACAGATAAGTGTCCGGCCCGAAAAGAGTTGAGTGATTCCAGCGTGTTTTGATTCCATCTTT